CATTAGCGTTATCCTGTAGAAATACTACGAATTCGCCAATCTTTTGCATGAGCCAGACAATGCCGGATGCTACAATATCGATACCAGTTGCTACTGTATTTAGAAGCTCAAAGCCTTGAGGCGACTGAAGATAATCTACAAAGCTCCAAATCAGATTATTGATTCTACCCAGAGGACCTTCTGTGTCACTCAGCATATACAGAAAATACTGCCAGATGTTTTTGAGTGAAGTTACAGCTTGTCCAAAGGTTCGAGGCATCTGCTTGAAGTCTCTGTCTATTTCATCCTGCATAGCCCACATCGCTTTTACGATTCGGTCAGCAGTAAGTTCGCCCTGAGCACCAAGCTCTTTCAGGTCACCAATACCGATGCCTTCAAATCTTTCGTCTATCTGCGACAAACCTTCCGCGAGCATTTGAGCAAAATACGGAGTTTGCTCTCTAATAGAACGAAGTTCGTCACCCTGTAGGACACCAGATGCAAGACCTTGAGTCAGCTGACGCAGAGCTCTTTGGTTTTCTTCTGATGTGCCGCCGCCGGCGACGAGTGCCTTATTGATAAGGCCTGCGGTTCCAATAGCGGCCTGAGCGGCTCCGGAACCTTCATATACACCGCTGATAAGAATTTTATTTGCAAGGTCAGCGGTTTCTGTTAAACCAGAACGAGTATTCATTGCGGTAGAAAATACTTGACCGTAAAGTTCCTCGTTTGTGTAACCAGATGTATTATACAGTCCGAGACGAGCTACCTGAGAACGAGATGCGTCAGCGGTTGTCATTAGTCCGCCTACGACATTTGCGAGCTTTTCTGCAAGGTACACACCGGACGCAAGACTTTGAAGAAACATAGTAGAACTTGTACCGATAGCTCTCATACCGCCTGCGATGCCACTCATTGCAGAGCCCATCCGGTTGTATTTGGAGCTCGCCTTTGACGCGGCGTCTCCTGCCATATCTGTATAGTTCTTCATTTTGATAAGGGCGTTACTTGCCCTCTTGATGTCCTTTTCAGCTTGTCTGTACGCCTTGGACTGTTTTCCGTTATTGGACTGCTTGTCGAGCTGTTGCATAACTCGCATCATCGAGTCCATTGATTTCATGATAGACCGGAGGGTAGGCGTCATCCGGTCCGTCATGCTGATAGAGTTTCTAATACTTGCCATCTGGCGCCTACCTCCTTCTTACAGAACGACGACTTCCTTTGCCGTGTTTAGCGGCGAGTTTTTTACGCTGTTTCTCCTCCTCCTGACAACGCTCGTTGATAAAAGCATACATCAGGGCTCGCTCCTGAGGAGGAAGGAAGGCGAACTCGGAAGGTTTCCAATGGAGCTTCATCACTGCATAATAGCAGTACCAAGTATCGCCGTCCTTCTCTTTTAGGAGTTTTTTACCTCATCCATCTCCTCTTCCACATCACGCTCGAAACCGGACAGTTTCAGAGCCTGTTCTGCAATGACAGCGATTTCACCTGCCAGGAAACAGTGGTACAGGAGCTGAGTAGAATCCGCTATGCCCTTCTGGCGTGCCGCATTCAGGAATTCAGGGTCCTTCATGTTCGGGTCAGACAGACATTCAATACAGACAAGCTCGTTGAACTTCTTGGAGTTAAAACGACGCTTTTTAGGACTGTTGGGATTCTCGATACACATCTGCTGGAAAGAGTTATACTTGTCTCCGTCCAGGGCTTTGATAGTAATGGGATGGTCCTCAAGACGGCCACCAAGATTGATGGTCTTCTTGAGGTCCTTAATATTGCTTTCAAGCAAAAACTGCTGAAGAGTATTCATACTATTTTCCTCCTATTTATCTTCTCTTATTAGCCGCCCAGGGTAGGTGCGACAAATTCATCCAGAATGTCTACATCGTCGAAAGTAAATTCAACAGACTCATCCAGGACTTCAGATTCAACATCGAACTTCGCTACAATCACGGAATCCAGCGTACAGTTCTTCAAGATGACAGTTTGCGTACCCACAGAAGAACCAGGGTCACTATTGGTGACAGTCAGGTCAAAGTAGGCAGGCACACCCGTCTTGATATACTGAAGAGCCATCTTTCGGAACAGCGAAGTGATATAGTAGATGGTCATCGTACCGGAGCCGGACCATCCGTTGGGCTTATGCTGAGCACCACGCTTGCCGAGAGTGTATACATCTGTCTTCTCGACCTGAACAGTGGCTTCCAGGTTCTTTGCCCAAAATGCGTTCTCTACGGAGGTAGAGCCGTCAGGTGCTTTTACAAGCATAGAAGCGGCCGCTTCCTGACCGGAAATAGTATCGCCAGCTTTCAAATAAGACATACTTTACACTCCTTTCTTAAGCGTTTACATTGACAGTCATATAGAGTTTCTCCATACTGTCAACAGGCTGAATTGTAAGGTCAACAACAACAGCGTCTACAGCTTCACCAGGCAGAACAGTTACATCAGATGCTCCATCAAAATCTGTAACAGCACGAATGCCTACCAGAGTGTCAATGAAGGAAATGAGCTCTGTCTTATACTGGTTACGACCGATAGCGTCGTTATCGACTTTACCTGCATAGTTACGATTGAAAACGAGAGCACAGGTGTTACCAATCTCGTCCAAACAACGAATTACACGGTTCTTGGAGAACGCATAATTCTTATCTACCGTGAAAGTATGAAGGGTGTTGATGTCCTTCTCTACACACACGGCGCCGTCCTGTCTATAGGACAGTAAGAATCGGCCTTCGTTGAGAGCGTCTTCGATTTCATCTTCCAGTACAGGATTGATGATTTCTACGCCGTCCTCTACAACTGCGGCAGTCAGACTCTGATTAACTTCTGCACCAGCCGTCATAGATGCTACCCACAGAGGGAACAGCGTCTCGTCAACGGTTTCAGTAGAAGTCTTAAAGCCCTGATTTACGCTGATAAGGCCTTCGTAGTCAGCGTTCGGATAGTCGTACACGACAGCCTGTACCTTCTTACCTCTTTTCTCTCTCCAAATCTGGACCTTGTCCATAAGCAGAGGAGCGATAGTGGCATCGTTGTCGTACATAACAACGCATTGAAAATTCTTGGTGTCGAGCAGATTCCAAAATTCCGGATAAGTCTGTTTATCGACATCACCGTTTTCGCCGCCCACAAGAGCAGTTCCAGCGGTTTCCGGAATATCAGCGGCAGTATTCAGTACCTGGAAATCAACATACTGAGACTCGATGTCAGTCAACGCAGTGATTACATTAACAACGAAGGACTCTCTCAGCAGATTATTCACCAGAATCTGAATAGTGTACTGACCAGCTTCAGGTTCATCTTTGACAGTAACAACAGTAATCTTATTACCGGTACTGCCGTTATACTTTGCGGACACAGTAAGAGTCTCCGCGAGAATGGTTGCAGACGCCTTTTTACCGCCCCTATCTGTACGATACAGCAGAGCAGTGAAACAACCTGCGAGAGCCACGCGATAAGGCAGAGATTCTTCCGTGTCAACGGAAGTGACACCCACCTTTACAAGGCTGGCTCCATTCAGAAGGTCATCACCAGTCAGCTTGATAAGCTCACCCTCAGGACCCCAGGTCATAGGCATACCCACAGCCACGACGCCTCTGGTACCTAGCGTACCAACAGGCTTCGGCACCGATACGAAATTGATATAGGCGCCAGGTCTTACTTTATTTTGTGCAATCCAAGTGCCGCCAGCAGGCATGATATTCACTCCTTTATTCTTTGATTCTCTCACCATAAGTAAGAGTTTGCATATCAGGTACTTCTTCTCCGACGCGATACACTCTGAAAGAGTATTTGACGATGACATGAAGTACACCGTCTTCTATCTTCCATTCCGCATCTTGAATCTTGACTTGCTGTCCTGAAACTTCGATGTACTCTACAGTCTCCAGAATCATTACAGCGAGGCCTCTACCCCAAGTGTTTATATTAGTACGCATCGTTTCCGGATGGCACCTGATATCGATGATGTAGTCCCACCAGCCACGGTTTCTGAGCTCAGGCCTGTGTCCGGCGTTGACTTCGTGGATAAAGATGCAAGGGAGGGTCATCTGTTGCACAGGCTTGTCTTTATAGATTTTCGCAATCTGTTGTTCTGTAAACCTATTACGAAGTTGTTCAGAAATAGCAGATACGACTTCTTGACCAGTCAATGCTGACATTTACATCACCCCCATTTGTGCAATAAACTTGTTAAACTCGGCGTTGAATCGAGCAGGCATAGCTTTTTGAATCTTGTCTAAAGAGACTGTCATCATAAAGTAACCCTCGACCCAGTCCGCACTTCCCTCTGAGGCACCAGCCTTGTAAGGCTTGGCATGACCATATTCGACATGAGTTGCATAATACATTGAGTTGACAAACCAAACTTGCAGTTCGTCTCCGCTTCGTGTAATTCCGTCGAGCTTCCAATGGTTTCTCAAGTCTCCTGTATCTACAGGAGTACGAGGTTTTACCTCTGCGATAAATCTCTGTCCTTCCTGAAGAAGAAACCTATGTATCCACCCATCAAATTCTCTTGTGAACTTCGCGAAGTTATTTCGGTATCGTCTGAAGTCTGAATAATCAAAACTCATTAGGCACTCTCATCAATCCGCATAAACGACTCTTGGTGCGTTGTGTACCAAGACGGCTGAGCCGCCGTACCTTTGTAAGTGGCTCTAACCGTTGTGCCGTTATCTGCATAGCGTCGAATGACGACATAATCACCCGCCTTCAAATCCACATCTGCTTTACAGAAGATTTTCGGATTATACCGAATAGGATTTTTGTCCACCTCGCTGTCTGCTCCTGTGTCGTCGCTACTAAACGAAATACGACACGGAACATCCTTATACAAGGGTTCGAGCGTGTAGAAAATATCTGTCGACTGGTCCTCGTTGGTATCTGATGCTGTACGAAATATATCCATCCTATCATCGTATAACATCGCGTAGAAATTGCCAAGTCCGGTAAGTTTCATTATAGAATCCTCCGGAACTGGTTGAGCTGTTTGGTATAAGCCATTACCAGCTCATCCAAATTGGCATTATGGGACTGAAGCGTTCGGCTACGAAGTGAGCTTCTGTACTTGTCGCCTACATAGACACTCGTGTCTCCCACCTTGATGGACGACAGGTCTGAAACATCCAGACCGTCAAGCGGGTCTTCAGGTGTGTTGTTCATCTCGATTGAATACAGGATAAGGTCGACGGTCATATTCGCCCAGACATATTTGAGCTGAGGAGGCACGCCAGGAATCTGACAGTAGTTAAGGATAGTCTGTTCAACTTCCTTCACATTCATCAGGATTTCATCGTCCGTCAGTCCGCCCTTTTTCATATTCGTGATTCTCTTATTCTTTGCCTTAATGATTGTGACAATCTCAAGGTACTGCTCTTCTTTGTCAGTGTACTGACTCATCGACCTTTCTCCTTTCTTTCTTATTCGAAACTTGCAACAATAATATTGTAGACATCAGCCTTGCGAGTCTTGCCCTGAAGGTCAATGTCGTGTTCCTCTGCAAACTTAACGAGCTCTTCCAGCTTGTAGCTCAGGAGCTCCTCACGCAGAGCTTCAACATCCGTATCTTCTACAGAAGCATCAGTGGTCTCTTCCTGACCGCTTTCGGTGTCTTCGTCAGATTCCTGAGGAGCGGCAGGAGGAGTAGAAGTAGACAGCACCTGAGCACCAGCCTTCTTCAGAGCTTCAACATCCGTATCTTCTACAATAAAACTCTCGTGAGCGGCATAACGAATACCATTATACTTTACAGAATGGTCAAACTTGACGGTAGTCATCGTACTTCCTCCTCTCCATTATTAGTCTGCGGTGTACTTGATATTGTACACGCTGTCCATACCCTCGAAGGAAGGCAGAACAATTTCAGACACCCAGTTGATGATATTAACCGGCAGAGCAATCTTCTCAGTAGAAACTGCAACACCTGTATTAACAACACGAACATCTGCCAGAGTATTACCAGACATCAGGTCGGCTTCCTCAGGAGTAGTACCGTACCAAGTCTTGCCCAGAGCGTTACCAGGCAGAAGAGTAACAGCACCACGAGTAGGATAGAAGTATGCGGCCTGGCCGTCCAGACCAGTGTACATCTTCTCGTAAACCTGAATCTTAATCTGGCAAGTAGTCTCGATATAAGACTTAACCTGTGCATCAGTTACGATTACATTTGCGGCCGCGGCGGCAAGAGGATTCATGCCCAGACGAATTTTCGCATTGGACATCAGGTCCTGCCAAGTGCCAAAACCGATAATCATACGAGACAGAGTAACGCCCTTCTGAGCCGCCGCTCTCTTCGCATCCAGAATATCCTGAATAGGATTACTGTTAGCGTGGTCAGACCAACGAGCAGTAGTCAGGAGCTCAGTGTTATTGTTATTGCCCCAAGTACCATTAGGGTCGTAATTGTACTGGTAGGTTACAGCCTGGCCAGATTCAGAAACAGATGCAATAGTGAATGCACCGCTATGAAGCAGGCTCATACGCATGATTTCAGGAGTTACCATTGCACCGTCAATCAATTCCTTGGTATCATTGAAGATACGAGAAATGAGGGTACGAGCGTAACCGTTGTTATTAGCTTCCAGGAACATGAGCAACTGCTGTCTGTCCTCTTCACCCAGTCTCATGGACTCACGGAAGAAAGGCATACGAGTAGACTCAATGCTCACGCCGGAACGGTCACGAACAAGAGGCTTCGCATCAAATGCAGAAGGCTGAAGAGCAACAGGCAGATTACCCTGGCCCTTAATCCACTCGAGCTTCAGGCCTGTCTTTTTATC